CTAGTTCAATTCTATGTTTTTGTCCATAATCAAAAGAAAGGGCAGTTACCTCATACCCATTGGCAAGTAAATGTAATAATAAAGTACTTGAATCTAATCCTCCTGACAGACTAAGCACGGCATATTTCTTATTTGTATTCATAACTTTATGATAATAAATCTTTTTTTAATTTCCAAGTTTATTTCCTTTTTTTAAATTATCTTCCCACCAAAGAGGTTGTAAATTAGTATAATAACATGCTTTTTTTACTTCATCTTCGTTAGTTAAATCAAAAGAAGATAAAGGAATTATGTGATCTATATGCCATCCTTTTAAACCATAATTTTCCCATGTCATTCCTTCTACAAATTGTTTTTCAATATATTGTAAAAAAGTTTCTCTATCACATCCTATAAGTTCAAAAGTATTAGTAGATAAATTTCTTTTATTTATTAAATCAGATAGTCGTCCTGATAGGTTTCCTTTTATTTTAAAAAACATATCTTCTCTTCTACGATTATATCTATATTCTCTTTCATATTTTCTCCACCAGTCTAAGTTTTCAGCTATATAATTTTTTCTATATTGTTTAGCTTTATCTGTTTTATCTCGTTCTGATCTAAAGTTGGTTTTAGATTGGAAATGTTTATCATATAAACAATCACACTCCTTACATTGAGATTTTAATCCCATAAATCCTGCTTTTTGAGGAGTGAAAGAATTAAAAGGTTTTATTTCTAAACATTTTGTACAACGTTTTTTTTCTTGTTGTGCAAGTTCTTCTTTTTCTTTGAGTTTAGGATTTTTATTTCTCCTATACTCTTTCATATATTCTTTATTAGGCATATTAATATAATTTTATGGCGGTTATAAATATCATAACCTCCATAAAAAAACATAAATCTTTAAAATAATACGGCTTGTTTATTCATTTTTATAATTTTATTGTTCTTAATGTTTTAATAATAATTTCTTCAGGTTCAAATTTACTTACTTCTGGGTCTTTGCTGGCTGCATAATCAATACTTCCTTGATTGTGTGTTTCAACCCAAAATGTTTTAATCATTTTACTTTTTACAATTTTTCCTGATTCATTTCTTGTTACTTTCAACACAGCAATTTCATGTTGAAATGAAATTTCATCTTCTCCTAAATCATGTATTACTTGACCTGTAAGTGTAATAGTTGCTTGATTTTCATAAAAAGTACTCGTATCATAATAGCCTGCATAAGGAGAACCAGTTGATGTAACAGTATTACTTGTTCCTGCCCACATACTATGTGAAGTTGCACCATTTATAAGTGAACTTATATTATTAAGTGTTCCCATGTTGTTTTCCTAATGCTGTAAAATAAGTGTGTATAATTTTGCCTTTTTCTTCTGAAGATACATTTTTATGTGCTAAAACAAGATGCATTTGATCTTCAAATAAAGACATTTGTTCTTTATTAGTATAATTAATATTACTTAATAGTCCTATTGCTAATTTTCGTGAACTTTCATCAGGAGATACTAACATATTAAACATGTTATTCCAACTTTCTTCGTCAAAAACTAATAATTCATCCATAATTAAAATGGTAATTCGTCGTTAACGTCTCCCTTAAAAAACTTATCCAAAAATGATTTTGGATACATCATTATTTCTCCTGAGTATGCTTTATTTTTTACTATCTTAAGTTGATATCCAACTTTTTCTTCAGCAGCTAAATTTGCTACTTCTTTACCTAATTTAGGGCCAGCAGCATAACCTAAATAATCATAAAGCGATAAAAATTTTTCTTCTTGCATGTTAATATGATAAAAAAAGAGCTTGGAAAAACCAAGCTCCTTAATGAAAAATTGACAATTTAGAAACCTTGTTTAGCAATTCCTGCTGCAATAGCTTCTAAGGCTTTTGCTTCAGACAAAATGCCAGACATTTTGTTTCCGTAAACGTTAGTGCCTTTAGCGATGTAACCACCACGTTTGGTTTTTTCAATTGTAACTTCTGTGAAAGGTACGTCTTTTTCCTTTCTTTTTAAATCGTAAGCTGTTAACTGTGTCATATTATGAAATTAATTTTTTAAATGTGTTGATGTTTTTTTCTGCTAAATTTATTTTTTCTTTGTCTTCTGATTTAAATATATCTTCTACTTTAATTTTTGGTTTAGTTAAAATATTTCTGTGTAATTCATAGTCAATTCCTTCAAAAGCTAAAGTAACTGGGTTTGATGTGTCTAATGTTTTAATTTCAGGAAAATAAACACTTGGATAATACTTAAATTCTTCTGCTTGATTACATCCTAACAAATGATGATGAACGTCTTTACTTAGTCTATTTGTTTCTTTTAAGAAACTAATAAATTCAATGCGACCTAGTGTCTTTTGGGTTTCAGGATGTTCATGACAGCTAAAATCGTTGTAAAATTGACCTAAGTGATTGAAACCAATGTATTTTACTCCATCTTTTACTAGCTTTTCATATAAATCTTCTGCTTCAAACATTGTTTGAGCTTGAATTACAACCATAATTTTACTAGGATCTACTTTATTTTTCCATTTTACATAATTATCCCAAGTTGCATCAGCATCATTCCAACTGTCTGGTGTAATAAATGCATCTGGTTTAATTGTGTTGTAGGCGTGTAATAGAGATTTTTCATCTACTATTTCACCTTCAAATAATCCATTGTCCATTATGATGAAACGATTTTGTTTTCTTGCTTCAACAAAATGATCCCAATATTGTTTATGGTGTAAAAAAGTAGGCAAACAATAATCATAATCATTAAATGTAAAACTTTTTTCTAGCATTGCTAGAGAAACTTCATGACTTATTAACATAACTATATTATAAAAAATAAAATAAGGGGAACCAAAGATTCCCCTTAATATTATTATACTATTTCACACGCGCCTCCAGCGCAAGCTACGTTATCAACCAATGTAGTATTATCAGTTAACTCTACTACATTTCTAAGATCAATATTATGTAATGTTTTACTCATTTCATTGTATTGTTCTTCTGTAATTGACTCGAAAGGAGCTTGCTTGTAACTTCCTAAGTCTTCCGGTAAACAAGACATAGCTGAATAGTGTTCTCTGTTGTTCCACATCCATTGGCCTACTTCTTTCCATTCACCTTGTTTGATGTTGATTGTACAAGACACGTTATTGTAGTTTTCGCCTTTACGATGACCTGCTCTTACCCACTCAACATTGAATCTTTTAGTTCTTTCCAACAAATCAAATGTAGACTCAGCTCTAGTTTTAGCACCTTCTGGGGCTAATTGAGGAACTGAAATTACTGCTTGTTGAGTAGGTTTGAAAATGTCATCCTCTACTAGTTCAGAATGATAAAGATTCAAGTAAGTATAAATTGACTCATTTTTACCTACCCTAATTCGACGAATATAGTAATTATCGTGCCAAGCATGAATTCCACTTGAACAGCCTAATACAAGTGAACTTGTTCCAGATGGTTTAACTGTAGTTACACGAGCTGCTTTGTTGATTCCAATTAATGCGGCTACACGAGCATTTTCTTCTTTAGCTGCTTTAGCACCTTGTTTCAAGTTGATTTTGTCTAGTTTTCCACTAGCTATACCAGTAATTCCAACTCCTAACAAAGCATCTTTTTCAGTTGTTTTTTTCCAAATGTCTCTTAAATAATGGAAATCAGTGTAACTAGCTTGTAATGTACCAATAAACGCAGCTGCTTTAGCTCTAGCATTGAAATCTTCTTGACTTTCAACATCAGTAGCGTTAATTTCACACAAATTACAGAATTGATAAGGCCTCAAAGCAATTTCAGCACATGGATTAGTTCCATAGTCTTTGTCATTGCTAAATAAAAATCCAGGTTCACCTGCATTTGATGCTTCAACTTTTTCCCAAAGACTCATAAATTCGTCTTCAGTAATTTTATGGCGAAGAATTACAGCTGAGTTGTTAGCTCGTCCACGTTGAGGATTATTTTCCCACCAGTTACCAAACTTACAAGTCAACATGTCTTCATCGTTGAAATCAAACAAACTAATCAAAGCTGCTCTACGAATGCCTCCAGACAATACAGCATCAGCTAAATGACAAAGAATATCATGACATTCTAATGAAGTTAATTTTTCTCCATTTTGTTTCCTGTCAAGTATTTTTTGTACTTGAAACAATACTTCTTTCAAAGGTTCAGGTCCTGGTGCTTTTCCACCTGCTGTTACTAATTGTTCTCCTTTAGCTCTAATGTCTCTAAAGTCAAAACGAGGACGAGCACCGCCTTTCAAGTAAGCTTTCATTAACATGTGAACTGCATCAGCCCAACCTTCAATACTGTCATTAATTAAATAACGTTTTTCACGAGTTGGAATTTTAATTTCAGGCAACTGTTCTACATGGTGGTTTTGTACACTAAAACCAACTCCACAGCCACTCAAAAGTAAAAACATAGCTTCTGAAAATGACCTAAAATCATCTACAGGCAAGAAACTACAGTTAAACATTCGAGCATTGTTGATGTCAGCAGGCTTTCCAGCAAATTGTAAACTTCTCATTGAAGGAAGAATTTTTTTATCGTATACCATTTTGTATACTTCATTGATTTCTTCTTCTAATTGAGGAAATCTGCTAATATGCATTTCTTTATTTCGTGTTACAATTTCTTCCCAGGTCTCGCGACGAGCTTTTTCTGGAATGTGACGAGCGTACTTCATGTACGTCGTAATATCCGACAATATACTTTGTGATGTGTTCATAATCTTATTTTATGGGTTTATAAATATTCTAATTTTTACAGTAAATCTGCAAGATCTGAAAACTTATTTCTGAGTTTTGTTAAGTCAGAATTGTCCCAATTTTCAGCAGGTTTTGTAATATTTATTTGCTTGTAAGGACTAATTTCTATGCCTTCATTGTTGTCATCTAATTCAATGTGACCAGTATGAGTGTCAACTTTTGCATTGTAAGTTAAACCATCCATTCCATAACGATTTTTCATTACGTGAAGTCTTCCAGTGCCATTTACTTTGTCTTCTTTTTTACGGCTCAAGCTTAAACAAAAATCTGAAATCATGATTTTATCGTAACTTCCTGCTGCTTTGTCGCCTTGAATAATGTCATCTTGTGCACCTGCTCTATTTACTTGACTTACACTCCAAATAGGAGTATTCAAATCTCGCGCTAGGCCTTTTATAGCTACATAAACGTCGTCAATTTCGTCTTTTCTGTCGTAAGATCGCTTAGGAGACCGCAAAAGATCGATATAATCAATAATGATTAGGTCTGGTTTTAGGTCCATGTTTCGCAATTGTTGAATGTGAGCTTCAAGAGTTTGAACTGTTGCTTTACCCATACTAAATTCTTTTACAACCAAAGTACCTTCTAATTTATTAATTTCTTGTTCTACTTTTTTTCTGTGAAGATGAATTTGATTTACAGGTTCATCAGCAAAGAAAGCGTCAAATCTTTTTCCTACATAAACTTCTCCTAATTCTAAAGTATAATAAACAACGTTAAAGCCCATTTTAACAGCATGACCTGCTAAAGCAACCATCATCCAACTTTTACCTCCACCAGGATTGCCAAATACTAAACCTAAGTCTCCTCCTCCTAAACCTCCCATTAAGAGTTTATTTATGTCGTCCCAAGGAGTAGGAACTATTTCTCTAGCATCTGGTCTGTATCTTGATTCAACGTCTTTAGAATATTCATGACCAATGTTTTTTTCCATTCCTGCTTTTAAAGCACTGTCAATCAAAATTCTAATGTCATCATACATTCCTGATTGAAGTAAATCAACAGAAGTTAACAATGCTTTTTTCAATTGTTGATTTTTACAAAATCCACTGAATTCTTGTCTTACATATTCAGCATCATTGTTTTCTATTCTGTAAGATTCTCTCAACTGTTCAATAACAGCTGTTTTTAATACATCATTTTCTAGTTTTTTAACTTCAATTTGAAGTGCTTCTAATGTAGGATTTGTGTGATACTGGTCAAAGTATTTCAAAGTCCTAGTTACTATCCACTGTAAACTTTGATTGTCAAAGTATTCTTCTTGAATACTATCTCTAATGTCTAGAAGAAACTCTTTATTTGTTAAGAGTTGATTAATTACTTTTAATTGAAACGGAAGACCGTACTGTGACAGTTTATTAAATGATACCATAACTTTTTTTATAATATAATAAATTACTTTTTGCTTGACAATAAATGAGTAAATACATTTATTAGCCATCCTTCTACATTGGGAATTGAATTACCCAATAAGTCTTGTTGATACATAGTCAAAAACTTACTTTTATCCATAGTTGACTTAGGACAATCTATTACATTTTGTATTTCTAATTTCATCATTTCAGACAAATTAGGATTGTGAAGATCCATTAGTTTTTCGTTGATTTTTAGTTGATGATTAAACATATCAACTGCTTCATACATTGTGCCTTTAGTTGATTTGCTTTTTTCTAAAATTTCTTTAAGCACAATAGTTTGTTCTTCTTGTAATTCTGGAAAGTTTTTTAGAAGCTTTTTAGGACCCAATTTAGGAACTCCAGGAATATTATCAGCACTGTCTCCTAGTAAAATTTTCATTTGAAGATAATTTTGAGGCGGCAAACCATATTCTTCTTTTACTTTAGCAGGATTGTAAAACTTTTTCTTAGTTGGACTGTAAACAGTAACTTTATCATTTACTAGCTGTAAGAAATCTTGATCAGAAGACATAATAACTACATCGCTAGTTTTTTGAAATTCGTTGCTTAAATGTGCAATAGTATCGTCGGCCTCTACTCGATCAACAACAGCCAAATCTACAGGAAGACATTGTAAGTATTCAACAAGTCTTAATAGTTGATTTTCAATAGATTCTGATTCTTCTTCTTGAGAACCAAAACCATCAAAATTGGTTATGCGTTTAAGTTTCCTGTTTCCTTTATAGTCAGGAAACAAGTTTTTCTTATTTAAGGTTGATCCTTCTCCTTCAAATACAATTACAACCCTAGTAGGATTTATGTGTTTAATTGCATAACCTACTGATTTTAAAAAACCAGTAAGACCTCCTATGTGGTTTCCTTTAGGATTTATGTGGTTTATTATAGCAAATGACCTTAAAAAGGTATTCATTGCATCTACTAATAGTATCTTAGGTTGCAAAACAGGCTTTTCAGCCTGTCTTGCTTTACTAAGTTTATCAATTATCGCTTGAAAATCTGGGTCCATTATTCTTCATCGTTTAGAGCTAAAACACTGTTTTTACTTTCGTCCCAATCACTCAAATCTTCGATTACTTTAAATTCTCCGTCGCCTAAAATAGTCATCCATTCTGATTTGTGATCTTTCTTGTAACTGTCTAGTGCTTTTGGATCATCATCAATAAAGCCGTGTACAGTAATAACCGTTGTTCCTTTAGTAGTAACTCCACTAACGTGATTTTTATCACAAGAAATCTTAGTTCGTTTAGCAAACTCAACATCTTTACCGTCTTTTGTAGCTTTTAGTTTACTTGTTCCACTATTAGTAACATTACCAAAAGTAATAACTAAACTTGAGTCAAAAAACATAGTGTCTCCTCCTTTATTTCGCATTTTGGGCTGACTCATAGGTGTTTCAGCTGGACTAACCCATACTTTGTTGATTGCAACTAAACTATTTGTGTAAGCAGTGTTTGATTTTCTACTCATAATCAACTTTTGGTTGATAAAATTGCCAAACTGTTGGCTCATAGCACCTGCATTCCACATTGGATTGTTTTTATTTGCTTCTACACTCATTTTACTTGGAACACTGCCAATTGAGTCCCACAAAAACAGTAAATCATAAGGCAATCTACCTTTTGCTTGTTCGTCTAATAAGTCAGCAATAAAACCAGCTACGTCTTCAATGGTATTTAATGTGCTTCTGTCATTATAAATAAAGAATCCGTTATAATCTATAACTTCTCCTGTATTTTCATCAACAACGTCTTCAATTTGAAATCCCATTTGTCGAGCATGATCCCAGTTCCATTTCATTTCTGTAATGATAAACACAGGCAATATTCCCATCTTCTGAGCACTTACTGCTGCTTCAATCAAAGCTGTTGTTTTACCGGTATCACTATGGCCACGTAACAAAGTTATGTGGCCCATAGGAATACCAGGCAATGAAAGAACATCTTGGAAAGCTGCACTAAGTGGAATCCACTTTTGAGGTTTAAAAGTAACGCTTGTGTTACTTAAATACTTTGACTTCTTAAAAGACTCAAGGTCAAAATTTCCCTTAACTGCTTGTGATACAGCTTCTGTTAGTTTCTTTTTAGCCATTTTTCAATTAATTAGAAGGGCATGTCATCGTCTTCATCAAATTTAGATGATGATTTTTTTTCAGCAAATAAAGCATCAAATTCATCTTCATCAAATGATGATTTTTTCTTAGCAGGAGTAGGAGCAGAATAATTGGTTACTACTGGTTCTTCTACTACAGTTTCTTCTGCTGTTTCTTCAGCTACTTCTTCTGTTTCAGGGTTCAACCAAGTTAACAAAATGCCTTTCATTTCATCGTATTCGTATTTTTTATACAAACTCAAAATTTCAGGTTGGTTTTGAAGCCATTCTTTAGCTTGAGCAGCATTTTCACTCAAAGGAGTAATTTTAGTACGAGGACGAACAGTTGACTTATTGTACTTAGTGCCTGTAACTTCAGGACCAACAGTTTCTACGGTCAAATCACGACCTTCATAAATGTCAGAAAAGTCTCCAATGTCTTCATCAGCTACCATTGACAGAAGTTCCATGTAGGTTTCTTTACCAAATTCCCACAAACGAACACCTTTTTCTTCTTCGCCCCTAACAATGACAGGAACAAAAACCCTCATTTTAGGTTCAATTTTTTTAGCCAACTGCCAATTTTCTTTTTCTGTTGACTTGCGAAGTTGACTTGCAAATTCAACAATAGGATCTTTTTCACCAAAGTTAGTCAAAGCAATCATAGAACGATTTGCTACACCATAATGAAAATAAACCTCTTTAAAAGGATTTGACTTGTCGAACTTTGAAGGAACAACACGAATAATTTGTTTGCCTACTGAGGGCTTCCAGAAATTTTTAGCTCTTTCTTCTTTGTTTTGAGAGCCACCCTTCTTATTTTGAAGGGAATTCAAGCGATTTTTAATTGAATTAATATCCATAACTTTATGTTTTACGTAACTATTATAATAAAAAAATTCTCAAAAACCAATTATAGGTTAATGATTTTGTAGATTTTTGTTTCTATGATTCTTAAATCAGGACCTTGAGTCAACAATACACTGTTTTTATAGTCAGGCCAATTTACCATGTAACTATTATCTAATATACCATTATTTAACTGTTTAATCAAACAATTTAAAGCATTTATGGTATATAAAGTATTACTTTCCTTTTTTCTGTGTACTAAAATTGTATTTTCTGGAATTTCGTTTACTCCATTTTCTGTGTGTATGTTGTAAGTAATTAAGTATTCTGTTGTTTGAGGACTCTCCAACACAAACATCTTATCATACATAATAGTGTATCTACTAGTAATACTAGCTATAGTATCTAGTAGCCTATTATTGGCCGCAAACGAACAAAGTAGCTTATTTTTCATTGAACTAAAGTCTATACTACCTATAAATATGTCAAAGTCATTATAAACCATAATTCGTTCCTTTTTGCATTTTAACTGTATGTCCTGTCGATTCTAATAAATTTTTTACTTGTAAAACTAATTCTATTCCGTCTTCTTTACTAAAGTCTAAAAGAATTGAGTCGTAAGTGTAAAGTACAATTTTACTTTTCTTTTGTTCTAGTAAATCTAATACTTTACTTACTAATTCTACGTTGCTCTTAGTTTCTAAGCTTTGAATGTAATAATTAAATATTTTAGTTGGATTTAAGTCATTAGATTTTAAAAGAATTCGACCTGTTGCTAATTTTATTCGTTGTTCTTGATTGTAAATCATCCACATTTTTTTAATTAGTTGATTTACTTCTTTAAAAAACGTTTTTTCTTTAAATTCTTCTCTAACGCCTCCGTAGAGGTTTTTAAACGTAATTTCCTTTGCCTCAGTCTCTGATACACCAAGTATCTCTGATAAATCTGAGTAAGGAGCATCGCTAAATTTAATGCCACAAAGACTAGCGATAAGACTAGGATGGTAAGCTGTGAAGTCGTATTCAATAAAATAATCATTGGTAGGAATAAATGATGATCTCGCGCCATTTTCTTTGGGAAGTGCGGCGAAATTCACATTGTTAAATGTGTTTGATGGTCTTGTAGTTAAATTGTAAAGATTGTACAAAGAATGTATTTTATTTTTACTAATAGAGTATTCTTCAAATGTAGGTTCAAAGTGATGATTGAATTTAGACGGAGTAATTTTTATTCCTTCTTGTTCTATTCTTTTAAATGTTGTTGTAAATTCGTTGTCAAACCAAGTTAATGGTCTATAATTCATGTATTTTTTAATTTTTTCAAAAACATGGTTCCATTTTTCTAGGTGTTTAACAACAGGAATAATTGCGTTTATGTTGTTTCTAAAATAATGTTCTCTGTAAAAACTAATATGAATTGGTGTATCACATTCAGATGGTTTAAATTGTTTGTTTTCTTGATTTAAAATTTGAAATTGAATGTCTGTTGATTTTATTGTTTCAGGAAAAAAATAATCGTGGAACTTTTTATCTAACAAGTAAACAATTTTGTGTTTTGTTAAAAAGTCTAACACATCAGACCAATTTAAATTGAATGTTTCTGAGTGGTTTATAGGAATAATGTGACCTTTACTGTTTAGACACTGGTAGTACAACGCTACTACATTAGTAAATTTAGGATGAAAATTGTCATTTCCACAAATCAACTGAACAAAACAGCTGTCTGTACAATGTTCTTGTAGTTTATCTAATTGTTGTTTTGTTTCAATAATAGCATGCATAACCTTTATTAATAAAATAAAAAAAGGCTTGGTAAAAACCAAGCCCTTTTAATTATCTTCCTAATTTGTCTAGGTCTATAGGTCTAGGATCTTTTAAAGATGACCTATTAGAAGCAGATATAATAGCATTAGCTAATCTATTTTTATCTTTAGTTATGGTTCCTTTAGGATCAATAAAAGGCAATACAGAAAAAATTAAAGCTTCAAATTCATCTCTATTATTAATAGCTTGTAAGTGATTTTTTAAAGCTTTTAAAGAATCTATTACTTTGTAAACACCTTCTGTGTCTGTAGGTGTATCACTTTCTTCTTGCATTTTTTTAATTTTATTAGATAAGCTAAATAATGCTTGTTTTATGTCTTGCTTTTGTTTAGCAAAATTAGGATTTACTAAAGCAGCCATTCCTAAAATTAAAGCTTCAAATTCATCATAACTATTAATTCTACCCAAAGCAGTTTGTGCTTGTGTGCTAAGATTTAAGTCATTTTTAATTCTTTCTACATCAGAATATGTTTTCAACATAGTGTCTAATTCTCCTGTAATTGACTTAACTTGTTTTTGTTCGTCAGGTGTTAACTTTGTTTTAAAGTCAGGAATGTCTGTTGATTTTAAATTATACATTTTCATCAACATGGCCATAACTTCTACTTTGTTTTTTCTTATAGCTTCATCTGTAATACCTAATATTTCTAACTTTTTGTCTATAGCTGCTTCATTCAATATATTTTCAGCTATGCCTGATCTTTTAAATTTTCCTGTTGATTTTTGTCTTGGACTTAAATCAATTCCAGTTACTGTTTGAAACTTTTTTAATAAAGTGTCAGGACTTTTTCTTAAGTCTATAACAATCTTTTTAGTATTGTCGTCCCAAGATTTATATGATTTATCATTTGGATCACCACTAATATTAGGATTAGCCATTTTTAAAACACTAAATATTTCTTGGTTTCTATTTAACTGTTTGTCTTTAAATAATTTTTCAGCGTCTTCAGAATCAGCATCACCTGTAGGAATAATTTCAACACGACCTCCACCTTTTGGTTTTCTTTCGTCTTCTCCTTTTCCAGTTTCTTTACCATTTTTTTCTCCTCCTTTTATGTCAATTCTTTGGCCCATATCTTTAGCTCCTCTACCAGTTACTGCTGCTAAAGGATTCCATAATTTTAAAGGAGCTTTAGTTCCACCATCTGAGTCAGCATCATAATCAATATAAACACTTTGATCAGCTGTGTAATTAGAAGGAGAATGTTGTTTTTGAGAATCTGGGTCTCCAGTTGATTTAGTTACATCAAAATTAACTTTAACATCTTTTCCTAATTTGTCTTGTACTGTTTTAGTAACTTGTTTTTGAATTTCTTTATTTATTTTTTCACCATAATTAGCTCTTAAACCTTTTAAGTTTTTAGAACCATCATTAGCTATATCATCATTATCACCAGGGTTTGATGAAATATTGCCTACTATTTTTCCATTTATAGTAATAGTTTTACCAATACCTTTTTTAGCAGATAAGTCTTCTATTTGTTTTAATACATCTTTAACACCTTTTTCAACAGCCCATTTTTCTTGAGCATCTGTTAATTTATATTCTCCTACTTTAAAAGTAGCAGCAGTTGATAAATCATCAGTATCAGCTTGGGGTATTCCTAATTTAGTAGCTTGGGATTTGAAATTATCTAAATTACTGTCTTCTCCTCCTAAATCAACAGAAGCTATTCCACCTTCACCTCCACCAGAAGTGTCATCATAAGGATACTCTGCTCCACCTGTTTGAGAAACTTGACTAGTGTCAACTTTATCACTTAGTAAGGGTGCATGTCCTGTTGTTAAGAAAGATAATGCTGTTATTGCTCCTATTAATTTAGTTACCCAAGGATATTTTTCATAAAAAGCATTTAACTTAGTTAAATAACCACCATTTCTTTTTTTATTATCTTCTACTTCTTTATCTTGGTGGAAACTAACAGTATCATCTGGATTTTGTAGAACTTGGTAATTGTATCCTTGTACTAATCCAAAATCTTTATTTTGTTTAAAATTAAAAACTTGAGGATTATCAAAGTCTTCTTGAGTTTCACCATCCCACACAAAAATATCTCCTGCTTTTAGTCCTGGTAAATCACTAGTTTTTGAAACAGATTTTACTGCTTCTTTTAAGCTAGTTTTAGGAGTTGAAGCTATAGCTAACAAAGTTGGTAAATCTTTAGGATCTACTCCTTGAATAGCTTGATTAAACTCTTGAAATACTTTAGTAGGATCAGCATATTTTTTAATAGAATTAAAAGTATTTTTTATTTTTGGTTTATACTTTGTAGATAATTTAGCAAAATTTGTTTTTACATTATCTATTATTCCTTCATTTAAAATGTTTTCTTGTGAGCAATTATTTAAATTAACTTCATATAAAGCCCATAAAAAATCTTTAAATTGATAATCATTAGTTTCAATGCCTGCCAAACGCCTCATTCTTTTAACTTCTTCTGTGAGTAAAGGATTCATAATTATATACTATAAATATTAAATATCTGCGTAAAGCACTAAATCAACTAAATAGTTATCCACACCAGGCATTATTTTATTGGCCATTTCTCTACTTCTTATATTAGAATCAATGATGCCACCTTCTACTAAAACATTTCCTTGTTTTACATCATATAAAGGACCTGATATTTTCCAAAGCACTTCAGCAAAATTAAAATACTGTCTAAGAGATGTATTAAAATAATTAAAATAAGTTATTTGGTTTACTTCTACAAATACAGGTTTACTGCTTAATTTATATTCTATAATATATCTTATGTAAAAAGACTGAGTATAGTCTTGTTGAGTAGGAGGTAAACTGTCGTTTTTAGGAATAGGAACTGATAATGATTGATTGGTATTTTGATTAGTGTTTATAAAATTATATTGATTAGAAATAACATCATATTTATTTATTCCAGGTTCTATAAAAGTTTTAGGAGTTATAGGAATTAATAATATAGATTCATTTGTATGGGTTTTTCCAGTATATGATTTTCCATTAAGATCTTTATGGTAGTATCCTTCATAGTCATTTCTGGTGGTAGAGTAATAGTACTCTCCACCAGGTGTGTAATAAATTTCAGGATCTAATTTACTTTTTGGAATATACATAAATTAATATTATTCAGTTAATGGTTTTTCTAGTTTTGGAATATATTTTGAGTCTCTTCCTTTTACACTTTTATAATCAAAGAAACTATCATTTCTTTTCAAAATTGTTTCAGCATCTCCTTTTCTTGCTTTTGCTATAGCATCTGAACCTTGATATCCATTCCAATCAATAAGACTAGCCCATCTATTGTCTCTATTTCTATCGTTTCTGTTAAAAGCAAATGAATTTAATGTAGAATTGTTTAAATTTGTTGCTAATGATATTATTAATGAGTTTGGAGATCCATACATTACATTAGAACTAGGAGCAAAATATGATTTTAATGGTAAAATTCCTGATACTTTTGTATTAGAATTGTAATTTTCTATTATTGTTTCTATTTCTAATTTTCCTATTTTTTTTATAATTTCTGTAAAATTATCTTGAAGTTGCTGTTTTTTCCATCCTTTTAATTCATAATCTGTAAAGAAAGTAATAATTCCTTCACTATCTTCACTTTCAGTAGTAGTTACTACGTAATCCATTATTGTTTGTATATTTTGTCCATTATATACACTATTAGGACCACTAGGCCAAAAAACATCCCCAGACATTTTAGTTATAGTACTTTTTATTGAATCTAAATATTTTGAAAAAGTTTTAAAGGGTATTTTGGCTATAGGTTTAGTGTAATCAGCTTTAGAAATAAAATCTAAAAGATTACCTATTGTATCTCCATCAGGTGTAAATTTATCATTTACTTTAGTAGGATTTAATAATTTCCATGTATCTACCCAATCACTACAAAAACGAGTAAAACCATCTCCTGTCATAGGATAATTTACTACAAAATTTTTACTATTTCTAGGTTGAAAAGCATTTATGTCTATTGGTGGAACTTTTCCTATAAATTTATCTACATTAGCTTTCCAATATTGATCTACATCACCTTTATCATTTTCACTTATTTTATTAAATTCTTCAACTAAATATGTTTTTACTATATCAATAGCATCAGAATTATTAGCCGATGAGTATATATAACCTATAAAAGATCTAGTAGCTTGATAAATTAAGAAATCTAAAAATATAGGATACAAAACAGCAGAAGCTTGGGCTCGTGCTATATATTCTCCAAATCCTTCTCTTTTAATGCCTGATGTTAATAAAGAATTTCCATTAGCATCATAAAATTGATCTTGATCTAAAATACAAATTTGAGTATCTAATATAGTTTCCCATTGATTGTTATTTAAAACATGTTCTATTTGAGTAATAATAAAACCTAATTTTTTATCATAGTAGTTTTTTGGTAAAATATTTTGTTTAACAGTAAAAATTTGTCCTACTACTATTCCTCCAATGCCCTCTAAAGTAATTCTTAATTTAAAAGGAATTAAAGCTTTAAAATTCATTTCACCATCATATCTTAATAAAGCTTGTTTTAATATTGTATGAGGATCAGAACCATTTGATTCTATAGCTGATGTTGTTCTAAATCCATTAACATCATTTTCATAACCTACTATAAACTTTCGAGCATATGACATTAATCTAGCTAATTTAATATAAAATAAATCATTTGAATTAGCATTTCCATCTGTAGATTTATCTTCATCTCCTTGCCATTTAGTTAAAGCTAATCTGTCTTCCAAACCAGCATTTAAATAAACTTGAGTTGAATTATAAACATCTCCTAAGTTAGCTTTACTTTGGGCTGCTATAGCAACAATAGTACTTTGTTCTTGGAAAATTTGAGATTGTATAGACACATCTTTACAAATACTTCCTAAACCTAATAAGTCAAATTGATATTTATTATCTACTTTTCCTTGTTCTAAATAATAAGTGTCTATTATTCTTAAAGTATTCTGATCTCTACCAGCCGTACTTAATATAAAGTTATTTAAACCTCCTAAGGCATTTGATATTCCATTTAAAATATTTTTAAAATAATCTGCCATATTTACGCCAGATTCATTATTAGATGATTTTAATTGTTTATAAGTACTTAATAAAAAATCAATATTTACAAAAATATTTTTTATTTTTCCTACTTTAAGTGATTTATCATAAAATGATGGAATTTTATATTCTGGTGTGTATTGAGAATTTTTTAGTAATTGAGGAGTTACTCCTAAAGTTGCAGCATCATAATTATTTTCAAAATAAAAATATTTTAATTCTTCTTTAAAAGCTCCTTCATTTGTAATATTACATATATTAGGTAAAACAGAAATAGTATCTCTTCCTGCTAAACAATAATCTGATTCTCCTGGTGGTAATATTTTTACAAAAGGATAACTACCTTTTGTGTTTTTTGTTTTTATATTTGCATAACTAGAAATTATAGCTACTAATACATCTAAAGATAAGTATTCATAATAATTACCAACATTATTATCTGTTGTATTTTTTAAAGATGTTGATAGAGGTTGAGAACCTATATATTGTGCTTGTTCACTATATCCATTATTAGATAATTTAGTTTTTATTGCTTCTGGAGATATAAAATTAACATTGTAATCCCAATTTCCTATATATAGAGATTCACTAATAAACGTATCAGAGGTATCAGGAATAGTTATTTCAGTTTCTGCTATTGTTTTTAATGATAAAAGAACATTTTCATAATCGTCATAATAATATGAACTTTCTTCATTAACTGATGGTAATTGATCATTTAAACTATTAGCATTAGTACTTAATTTGATAGTATTAATTACTTCTCCCATTGAAATCAATGTAGTAGAACAATCATACCCACCATCTTTTCTTAACTTCCAGTTAAAGTTTTTAATGTATCCCAACATTCCATCGTAATTATAACGATATTTTTTTCTAAAATATTCTAATTGAGCATAAACAGCATCTGGGTCTAGACTAGTATCAAAAGGGTTGATAGTTTGACCATTAAATACTTGTTCTTTTATATCATCTTTAGTTAATTTATTTTTTGATAAAGCTTTTCCATCAATGTAATCTATATATTGTGACCAACCCCATTCTAAAAGAACAGAGTATCCTGGTCTCATAAATAATAATTCTAATTCATTTAGTTGATTTGTGTCCCAAGCATGAAAATTTATTGTTGTTTCAAATAAAGAACCATAAGCACCTATTGTTCTCATTCTTACATCAGTAATTCCAGGCATAGGTCTTATTCCTAATTGTCTAGAATATTGAGAATCAACTGTTCCATCATATCTAGCATCTATATTACTTCCATAAACAGCATTAGCTGTTACTACTCCATATCTTAAAGAAGAAGAAATTTGGTTATTTGAAGTTTGTGTATAAAGAGTACCACCTTCTAAAATATATTTTTTACTTAGTTGATCTCCTTTATAATGACCCTTTGTACTATCTACTTTAATTGAACCTGTTCCATCAAGATATACTGTTCCCTCTGTAAAATTTACAAAACTAGTCATTCTTACCCAAGCATTTTTACTTAAATACCATGGTAATAAATCTGCTCTATTATTATTTATTCCACTTACAACTAAAGTTCTAGCTTTTAATTGGGTTTGTATTTCATCATCTAAAGTTTCTTTAAAAATACTCATTTTGTTTTTCCTTTATTTATTATATTCACAACTTTACTTAAAGTGCATTTATTGTTTGTCCATTTGAATTTAATTCATCAAAATCATTTAAAATTTGGGCTACATTAACTGGTATTCTCATTTGTACTCCTACTGGTGGATACAATGAACTCCTATTTAAATTATCATTTGCTTGTTGGAATATCCAATATAATGTAGGATCTCCATAAAATTGATTGGCTAAATTGTCTAATCTGTCTCCTTGTATAGTAATAATATAAAGATCATTTATACTTTCTCTAATAAAAGGATACTTAGTAGTTCCAAAGTATCTTGGACTACTAGGTCTGTCTTTTCTTATTAAACTATTAGGATATCTATTCATTATTATACAGGTATGTCTTTTTCAGGAACATCAATTAATGGTGGTCTATTGTCTGTTCCTTGAGGTAAATAATAATTGGAATGACCAATTTTGAAATTAGGAGTAATAAATGTAGCAGTATGTTCTTTGTCTCGTTTATTTTTTCTAGGCAAGAAGTTGTGAATAGGATTAAAACCCATACTAACTTTCATGTATTTAGGAACATCATGTTGTTTAGTATCTACCCCTCCAGTTCCTCTATTTTCAGGTTCTCCTAAGGTTGTTTCCCAGGGAGCATCTAATAAATTACTGATACTCATTTTAGTAAACACACCAGGTTGTTGATATATATATGAACCTATAGTTAAATAAGCATAAGTACCTCTCATTTGATTTCTATCATTATAATCAGGTGCCATACTAGACATTAAATAATTTAATTTAGTGTAAATAGCAGGCATTTCATATTTGGAATGAGCAAAAAGAAAAAAACTAAAGTTTATTGATCTTGAAAATTTTTCATAAACAAAAAAGTCTTCTCCTCTACCCATATAATTAAATGATTTCCATGTTGGTGTAATATCATCTGAAAAATCTCCCAAATAAGCTCTAAAAGCTAGTACATCTGTATTTATTGATCTTGAAGTTCCTTCTCCAAATAATGGTCTGTCATTATTTAAAAGTTCTATTCTAAATCTAATAATATCTCTACCATATTTTCCACTAGTTTTATCTTGTACTTCTTCCTTACTATATAAACCCTTATAAATTAAATTAGAATCAACACCTTGTGTAGGATTAGTTGCCTTATTTGAATTTCCATAAAATACAGATCTAGGAGTAATAGTTAACACATTTATACTATCTACTGTATTTGGAGTTCCTATGGCATTTTGTCCTGTAGTTACACCTATTCTGTTATGAATATTGAATTCAGGATAGTTTTCTGCCTGAGGCATATTTTTTACTTTTCTGAAATCTTGTATTTTTCCATTTCCTGGTAAAACAAAATCTTGAGTTGTTGTTAAAATAGGAACTGAATTTCTGTTTGTTTCTATATCTGGGTTTTCTGGGAGTAAGTCTTCATTTACTGTTCTTGATTCTACTCCTCTCCTAACTCTATCAGAATATGTATTGATTAAATCATAACCAAAAGGAATAAATTTATTATATTGTTGTTGATCTTCTTGACCAAAAAAAGCACCTTTATCTGTTTCTCCTGTATTTAGTCCAAAGCTGTCTTTATAAGCATTAGTTTGGGTGTTTCCTACTAAGTAAGTAGAATCAGGTCCTGCTTGATAGTTATTTAATATTAAGTTTCCATTTCCATTAAAACCTTCTAGTTTAGTTTTATATAAAGTTAGTCTACTTTGAAAATCAATTCCTCCAGGTATAGTAGTATTTATAGATAAATAACCTGTGTCATTTGTGGGACTTAGACCATGTCTAGTAAAATGTAAACCTAAAGCATTACTAGCTACTTGAGCTAATGTATTTGTTCCTATAGGATTATAAAATCTAGGACCAGTGATTTGACTAAGTTTATCTCCTAAGGTTACTCTACCTTCTGCTGTTTTATATGATGTGTCAGGGTTGGTTAACTGTAAAACAGATTGTTTTGCTAACCACAATGGTCCATTAGGATAATCTGTAAGAAATGCTCCTATTCTGGCTGTGTCTCTAGTACTTGCTAGTAGGGTATTGTAAGTATTAGTAGGATCATTTGTTCTAAACTGTTGATCACCAGGAAATGATCCTTCATAGCCTAGTCTAATGTAAGGAGGATTTGAACTTAATGTTTTGTTGTTTCCTTCAGTAAAAGGTATTGAAGTTTGATTAAAAGGAGTTACATTATTCCCACCACCAAAAAAGGTGTACTCAACTTTACCCGTTTGTTGGGCTTTTTCAAATATCTCCTTTAATGATGCCATTAATATCTTCCTTCAATAGGACCTTTACCACCAGAATAGTTTCTTGAATAAGGACCCCAAGGAGCATAACGACCTTCAAATCCATCAGGAAATGACACTGGAGGTCTAGAAGGTGTTTTAAAGTATGGATACAAAGGTATTTGACGAGACAAACGACCTGTTATTAAGTCTTGTGAAGCTAACAAAGTATTTGTAGGAGGTAATCCAGCAAATGCTTGAATAGTAGAGGTCATCATTTGACCTTCATTTTCAAACTCAGGTCCCTTATTGCCTTTCAATCCAAAGGGACTAGTGGTAAGGGGATCTAATAATCTATCTTTTAAAGCCATGGTATTAAATATTTACAATAAATATTAAAAACTATAAAATTTAAGCCGTTTTGTTATTAGTACCCATAGTTGCTACAGTATTTTGTTCCTGTATAGTTCTATTATTGTAAGCAATTTTATTATTTATATTTGCTTCAACAACAATAGGTCTTTCTTTTTCTTTAGGAACATTTATTCCTCCACCTGCATTTACTCCACTTACTCCACCTGAAGCTCCACCTGAAGCTTGACTAACACTAATATTTTCTCCAGTTGCTGAGTTAAGAGCCATTATACCTGCTGTTATACCTGCTATTATAGCTAATGCTCCTACTCCTAAGGTAATAGCGGATGCTGATGCTATGTTTGCTGCTGCTACTGCACTTGTAGGAGCTATTGCTGCTGCCATTTGAAGACCAAAACTTGCTATTCCTTTTATCATATTACCAATTAATAGTCCTCCTATGGCATACATTATTCCTTTTAATACACTAGCTGAAGAAACAGCGTCTGCTAATCCCTCTAAAAACTTTCCAAAAGGTCCATCTACCATATTAGCCAACATTTCTTTAAGTTTTTCAATAGATTGATTGAATTTTTCTTGAGCACTTATTTGTTCATATTGTTGAAGCAATTGTTCAGCATTGTCAGATTGTTTTATTTGTGCTAGTATTTTTGCTTTTTCTTCTTGTGTATCTGCGTTTCTAATAGCTTCTTGGAGAGCTGCTTCTGATGCAAAACCAGATCCTTTTAATAGTTCTTGTTGTTTTAAACTATCAGCTAATTCATCTTTAGTCATACCAACAGCTTCTGCTAATGCTCTTTGTTGAAGTACATTTAATTTTTGGAATTCTTCTAAACCTCCTACATTGTTCATTAATTCTTTAGCAGCACCAGCTGAGTCTCCCATTAAAGCTAAGTATCTTGCTTGTTCTAGGTTTAAAGCTTTACCTGTTAATAATTCAGCTTTTAATTCTGATTCAATACTTCCAGGAAAATCTAATAATTTATCACCCATAGCTGCCGTTTGTTCTAAAGTTAAGCCTAATTCTTTGGCTTGAACTACTGCTTTTGCTAATAATTCAGGGTTGTTTTTATATTGTGCTGCTAATTGACCACTTACTTTACCCACATCAATTAAAACTTGTTTAAGGTCTAAATTGATTCCTTTTTGTTGTCTTAAGTTTATTACTTGTTGAGCTGTTGTTTTAGAAACATCATTAGCAGATTTTCCATTTAAAAGACCAATTTTATAAAGGTTTGCAGCTTCTTCAGCTTGTAAACCCATTTGTTTTGTTAAAGTAACTTGGTCTACTCTTGCTTGAGCTGTAACTAATCCAGAAGTTCCTAAAGCTTTATTTAATTCTGCTTGAGCTTGTAGTTGATTTTTAATAGTTAAAAAGGCAGCATTAGAAGCTCCATTTAAACTTTTAGCATGCATAGCAGTTTCTTCATAACCTTCTGCTAATTCTCTAACACCATCAACTGAAATTCCTAGTCCTTTTGCTGCGTCTGTTATAGTCTTACCATAAGCTAATACACTAGTTAAAATGGCTGTAAAACTAATGCCTATTGCATCTAATTGTTTTTTACCCCAATCAATAGTTTCTGATAGTACTTTTATAGATTTTACTTTTCCAAGTAAATTATCTATTTTTTGATTAAGTAGTTGCCAATTAGACATTTGAGCTTTTTGAGCATCTATAATAGATTGTTGAGTTTTTAAATCAATATTATGATTTTTTAAGTATTCTTCAAGTTCTTCTCCTAATTTTTGTTGATTTAAATATTGTTGAACTAATTTTTTCTCACCAGCATCTAACAATTGATTATTTTTTATGTAATCATTTGATAGAATTGTAGACAAAGTTTCTTCTTTGTTTTTTAAGTCAAGAATTTTTTGTTCTTGTGCTAAAGCTTTTGTTCTTAAATCAGCTATTAAATCTTGTCCTTGTTGAGTATTAGCATTTGCACTTAATTCAGCAGCTTGAATTGCATTTTGTAATTTTTGGAATTTTGTTAATTCTTCTCCTTGTTTTCTTCTAGCTTCAAAACCTTCTTGTATGGCTTTCACCATTTTTTGAGCTTCACCAGTAGCTTGGTCTTCTATATTTTTTTTTGCTTTTGCAATATCTTCTTCTTGTTTTAATAACTTGTTAAGTTGATCTTGTAAATCATAAACATTTTTAGTTTCTTCTCTAGCAGCCTTAAGAGCTTTTACTTGATCTAATAATTTATTATGGATTTGTTCAGCAAGATCATTAACCTGTTCAAATTGATCTAACAAATTTTGAGGAGACTGAGGTCCTATAGGATTAGGAGGAACATTAGTAAAAGGTGGTCCTTGGGGATTAGCCATATGTTAATAAATATTCAAGTTAAGATTTTTTTACTTTACTCACAAAATCAGGAACAAAATCTTTACTAGTTCTAGGATCTATTCTTCCTGAGTTAGACTTCATTGCTTTTTCTTCAGCTTCTGCTTTTTTCTGTAAGAACTCATTGATTTTACGAATGTGATAGCGTCTAGTCATGATTGGTAGGTTCCATACTTCACTGTAAATGAAACCTCCACCACCATGATAAGTTAAATCATGGACTTCCTCCATGAAAATAGACCTATAGCTTGACGTCAGGCCAAAGAAAGTTGATATTCATAGGTACAGAGACACCCTCCACTGTGTCTCCTTTAGAGTCTTCATAGCTAAAAGTCATGTCAAGATCTGGAGTTATTTCGTTGATGTATTTGCGTAAAGCTCGTGAGTCTTGCAACATCATGTTATCTACGAAATATCTTATTTTTTCCGCGCTAGGATCGCCGTTTACTGCGGTAATTGTGTGCTTTAATCGGGTGGTTATGTCAAAACTATCATTAGGATAAGCTTTTTTCAAACCCTTAATTTCTTGATCAATTTTAGTTTCATCAGCTGAACTTAAAAGTTTAAAACTAACTGTTACTTTACTTTGAGGAAGTAGAAAGTTAAATTCATTTTTTCCTTTAATAAATAAAGATTCGTTGATTTCTTTGTTTTTTAAGTTACTTAAGTCAATTTTTACTGGAATTTGTTTTCCATATTTGTCTTTTACTTCTACATTGTATTCACTTCCATATCCTAAAATACGAGCTGCAACTAATATAGCATTTTTATCACCTAAAATCAATTCACTGTAATCACATTTAGTTACAATCATAGATTGAAGCAATTTGTCAATAACAATGCCTTTTTCAATAAAATTTTGGTTTGTTAAAATGTCTTCTTCTTTTGCAGACATGTATTTCATTTCAATTGTTCCTGAGCTTAAAGGACTTGATTCAGGATAAACTAGACCTTTACTTGGCAGGTCTATAACCTCGGTTGGAAACTTAAATTCACTCATAATAATAACTTATTTTTACGATAATAAATATATACGAAAAAAAGAATTTACACTAAATTTAATTCTTTCTTTAAAGTTTCTATTATTTGAGAAGTATTTTTGTTTATATCATGTTCCCAAAATCTAAGTAATTTATAATTATTTTCAGAAGCCCATTTGTTTTTTTCTTGACCACATCCACATTTACATATAGGTTTAATTCCATTGTATTTTTCTTGTAGCAGTTTTTCTTGTTTAGTTTGTTTAACTTTTGGCATAAATAAAAAATCTCCTCCGATAATAAATATCGAAGGAGATTCGTAAAATTGGCCTTGGACGATAAAGTCTTGACCGAAAAGACTAGTAATTGAGAATGCAATAATCCATAGCAAGTGTAACAACAATATTTTTATAAGCTTCACCTTGGCTCCAGTCTCCATCACCAAAAGTAGCTTGTTTAATAAAAGCACCTTTGACAATCCACTCACCTACTACATCACCTACAGGACCTAGTTCACTTAAAGTAATGTCTTTTTTGTAGAAGTCTGAGTAACCATCTCTACCTGTTACTGATTCGTGGCTTAAACGAATCCATTCCATTACTACTTGTTCGCCTGAAGGAGTTACAGGATCATAAAGTTCCATTGTCATGTCATTCCATCTAGCTTTTCCTTTTACTTTACGATAAACATTGATGTGATCAAGTGTAATTTCGTTTAAGTTGATGTCAGGAAATTTTACTTTATGGACTAAATAGGCAGGAACACCTTGAATAGTCATCAAGAATCTATTGTTTACTTTTGGCTCGAAGGCAGTAAACATTATTTCGTTTGGGTTTAATACTGGCATTGTGTTAGTGTTTTAATCAGTTATAAATATGTTAAGCTGTGTTTTTCTTTGTAGAACCATTTAAAACTTCCTGCTGTTTTTGATTTTCCTATTAAACAACAGCTTATATTTGTTCTTTTTATTCCTGTTTTATTAGAAGCTTCTTTAATACTTTCATATTCTTCTACATTTCCTTTTTTATCTTGTTTTATAACAGGTTTATAATGTTTTTTAGCGAAATCTTCATTGAAGCAAGAATGGTTTATTTTTTTACTACTTATTTTTTGTTTTGTTTCTTCAGACATAGGTTTTCTAGGTCTAGATACTTTTTTTCCAAATCCTTCTGGTTTTGGTTTATTTTTAGAAGTATTACTTATTTTTTGATTTCGTTTAACTTTTTGTTCTTCAGTTGTGTTTTCCCATTGTTTTATTTTAGATATTGACATTTTTTGTCTAGATTTTGATGAAAATATTTGTCCTATAATACCATCACCTCCATCTGTAAGATTTACTAAAGTTCCTTTTCCTAAATCTTTTCTACCATATAAAGCAATAAACTCTTTTTCTTTTTTACAAGCTTCTTCCCAAGTTAAATCATCTAAAATAATATCAACTCTATACTCAGTTTTATTGGTTATGTTTTTCCAAAATAAACTTCTACTACCAACATTATAAGCTCGTTTATATAAACCAATATGTTGAGATAGGTCTTCTCCTATCCCAACATAAAATGGTTGATTTTTATCTAATCTTATATGTCTGTAAATGTAAGCCACTAAGCAGAGAATGTAACTCCAGTAGGTGTGATGTTAAAGTCAATGTAAATGAATTCAATAGACTTAGCAGGCTGAATATAAATAGCACCTATCAATTGGTTTCTATCAATTGTTTCAGCAGTGTTATTTGAATCATCCATTACTACCTTATAAGCATATAAACCTTGTCTTTGTTGAACACTTTCAAGATAAGGATTAACTTGACTTATGAAGTTGTTTCTAGTTACTAAAGTGTTTTGTTCAAACAATAAGCTTTCAGCAACTGTTCTAACATATCTCTTTAAGTTGATCAACAAACGACGAACGTTTACACGATCAAGAGCAGATGCTTTGGTTTGTAATGTTTTCTGACCATAAGCTACTAATCCAACACCTGGGAATGTTGCGATTGGGTTAACTTTGTTTTGATATAAAGTATCGCGATCATTAGTACTTAACTTTCTTTCAGCTTGTAAAGCACCACCAATTCCACCTCTGTTTAAACCAGCAGGAGCAAACCATTCAGCGCTCACTCTATCATTGAAAGCATAAACACCAGGCATTACTGTTGAAGCAGGAACCCAAACTAATTTACCTGTAGCTCCACTTAACACTTGAACCCAAGGCCAGTAAGCAGCTGCGTAGTTAGTATTTAATTGGTTAGCTAAGTTTCCTGGTGTGCCTACTGTTGCACCATATCCAGCTAAATCAGTAATATAGAAGCAATCACCTCTTTCTTCAGCTATAGCAATATATTGAGCTACAGCACTTGAATGGTACTGTTGGTTAATACCAGGAGCAGCAATTAATTGGAAATTGAATTCTTCAGGGTTTGAAAGAATATCATCTGCTATAGTATAATTAGCTGCTGTTAAACCTTGAGTAACAGTACTAATATTTTGATACAAGTTAGTTACACTAGCTAAATCGTTTCCAGTAGCTCCACCAAAGCTTCCTGAGCTAGCTATAGGTAAGTAAGTAAAATATTGAGACTTAGGAGTACCGTTGTTGTTGAAATAATTGTAAGTAGGAGTTAATACTTCTTTTACTCTTACATAGCGAGAAGCA